ACCTCAACGCCATCCAGACTCGCCTGCCTTCAAGCGGGAACCTGATGCCCGTCTACGTCAAGGCGGACAAGCCTTGGGACTACGACAATCGCGAGGATGTTCGCGCTGTTGTTCGTCGCGCCAGAGAAAATGGCGCAGATATCACCGCGTCCATGGTCGAAGAGATTGGTCAGGGTAACTGGCAGACCATCGAAGGATCGGATGGCAACGCCCCGATTCTTGATGCGATTAGAGAACTTGGCTATGACTCCATGTTCGTTGAAGAGCAGGGTGAGAAGAACCTTGCGGTCTTTAACCCGAATCAGGTCAAGTCTGCGGTAGGAAACACGGGCGACTTTGGCCTTGAGACGGATCTCATTTTGGAATCTCGCAGCAAACCGCCGCGTAGTCCTTTGGCAGATATCGTTACCCCAGAAGAAGCCGAAGGTCGTATTCGCCGCCGCCTTGCACGGGAACCCGGTGTCGGTGCGCCCCGGAACGAACGTGTCGAACTTACGGTTCCGGGCAGACCTTCATTCTTGGTTGGAAAGATTACCAACGAAGACTGGTTAAACCGTGTCAATACCCTCATGAGCATGGAGGAAATCAAAGATGCTCGCGGGTGGTATCGACAGTTAGACGAAGCCTTCCGTCCCATCTTCGGTGATGAGACTCCGAAGTACGCACTCGCATGGCTACTCTCACAGAAACGCGCCAGTCCCACGAAGGGATTCACGGACGTACTGCGAGCAGCGGACATGGCCGTTGGCAAACCTGAAATCAAGAAGGCAGGTTTAAACCAGCAGGCATTGATCGATGTCCTGAGCGATAGGGTTCCAGAGGGCGGAGTGGGTGACAAACTCCTCGACTTCCTCGACAGCGAACTTGGGTTGGATACGCGAACGGTGGTTCGTGGTGATGTCCGTGGCAGACAGCCTGCGGCGATTGATGTCTGGGCGCAGCGCGATATCGGCTTTGTCGATCCGACTGTGCAGGAATACATCCGCAAGAACTTCGGTGATGAAGCAGCCAATAGCCTTCAGGTAGACAAGACCACCTCAGGCGAATCGCAGTATGAGTACGGCATCGACTTCTACAACGATGTCGCTGAGATGCTCAACAGACAGAACTTCGATGGTGGCGGCTGGACCGCTCGCGAGGTTCAGGCTGTCGGTTGGGTGACGATGCAGCGTGCCATGGGCGTCGATGCAGAGTTCGTTCGTGACATCATTGGCGGTAACACGCGCCGTGTTTCGATTGGCTTGGCCCCCGGTGCAAACTCTGTCCTCGCAGACAAACTCGCAGGGAAAGAAATCCCTGTCGATGTCGCACAGAGAGAGATTGAGTTCCTCGCAAATCTTGCGGGTATCAAGGTTAAACAGAACGTCGCGGGCGTAGGCGCGTATCTCCAGTGGTTAGAAGGGGCGATCCAACTGGATGCGATTGCGAGTCCTGAAGCCGTCGATGATTTCATGGACATGGTTGGCTATGCCTTCCAGCAAACGGAGATCATCAACACCAGATCGTTGAAGTCTGGAAAGAACATGGCGATTGACATCCTCTCGCCTAACCTTGACTCCGTTGATAACGCGACGAAGTTCTTTTCCAAGTTCCTTGAGTTCGCACCAAAGAACAAAGAAGGCGATCCCATTGCTCCGGGCTTCCAGCAGATTCTTGTCGATGGGGTGCCGGGTATTCGCCTTTTAAACTTTGCGGGTAACTGGCGAAGAAACGAAGTCGAGAAGATCATCAATGCTGCGAACGATGCAGCCGAACAAACTAATGTTGAACTTGACCGTTCAATAATTAGTCAGGTTGTGCTATCGTCTACAAAGAACGATTGGAAGGAGAATCGAAATGGCGAAGCGTATCTCGGCTCATTACGCGACAGAGGAAGACTACAAGAAGTTGAACTTCTACAGCGTCGGTACCCTCCATCGCGCATCGACCTTGCCGGTGACGGCACCATCGTCTGGCAAGGACAAGAAGGACAGCAAGGCGCAGCAAAAGCCGCCGCAGAAGTAACGCCTATTGAAAGACCGCAAGCGCAACTCGACCAAGCGGTTGAGAATGCGAGGGCGGATATTGAGTCCACGCCTGCAATGGCGATCCCGCTCTACAACTTGGCGGCATCGCCTGATGCGCTCTACGTCGCACAGAATCCGGAGCAAGGTCTGAAACTGACCCCGGATGATGAGGTGCGATACTCGCGTAAGAATCAGCCGAACTATCGGAACCCGAACATCAAGACGATTCTTGATCAGGTTGTTCCAGATCCCCCGAATCAAGATCCCGCTAAGACGGTGATCAACTCCATGAAGATGTCCCCGTTCCGGGACACCGTGGACAAACTGCGTCAGAACGCGATCTTCAATTTCTCTCGTCTGGAGTTCTATAACCAGAACCATCCTTCGCTTATGCATAACACTGCGGCAGTCAGTTCACTGGCAGCGGCAGAGTTTGCGGATCGCAGCAAGGCAATCTTCGCAGCGGCGATCACCGAAGGGGTTCCGGTCTATGTCGATGGCGGTTTCCGTGTTGATCCGTTCGTCCACAACGGCAGGCAGTACAAGGGACTTATCGATGTCCTTGCCCCGCTCTACAACAATCAGTACAACGCCAGCCTTGAGAAACTGGCTCAAGCGTATGCGGTTGCCAAGCGCGGAGAGCGTTTAAGCAAAGAAGGTAAAGCCGTCCCTGCTGATGCGAAGTTCCTGCAAGAGATTGAGCAGGAGGCGAATCAGTACATCAATCCTGCAACGGGTCAGCCAATCATCAGGGAATGGTATGACGCATGGCAGGCTTACAATGCCAACACCGTCAAGTTCCTGCGCGATACGGGAATGATTGATGATGCTGCTGCAACCAAGTGGTTGAATCAGTCTGACTATTACCCCTTCTATCGAACGGATAAGACCGGCAAGGACATCTCTGATCCCAGTGTATTCGGCGGTAACCTCACCACCGCATCGACCCTCAAAGCCCTGAGAGGCAGCGAGGAGGGGATCAACGTCCCGCTCATGGAGGCGATTCTTTCCAACCTTGATGCAGCGATTGCGATGGGCATGAAGAACGTCGCCCAGCAGCGAATCGTCAGGGATATGGTCAACATCGGCATGGGCCGATTTAAACAACCCGGTGAGAATGTCGAAGGCAAGCCGACTGTCAACCTCAAGGTCAACGGCAAGCGCGTTACTGCATTCATCGACGATCCGCTGATCTTCGAATCCATGCAGGCGATCCCAGATGTCAATCTTGATGGGTTGCTGGGGAATCTCTTCAGGGTTCCGGCGACCGTGCTTCGCGAACTAATTACGAGAGATCCGGGTTACATGATTGCGAACATGGCCCGCGATACCGTTTCTGTTCTTGCAACAAGCGGAGCGAACATTATCCCTGCTGTTGATACGGTTAGAAATTTCAACAAAGGGTTACAAAATCTTTCTCGTCTTGGCGTTACTGGCGGATATGATTTTGCTCGTGACCCTACAGATATTGTGAAATTTCTTTCTGACGAGGCTCGTAAGAGAGGGCATGAAATCCCTGTCCGCGAAGAGACGAAGTGGGATGAGGTCGTTAATTCGAACTATGTCCGTCCGCTTAAAAGCGCATGGGACTTCCTTGGGACGATCTCCGATAAAGCGGAAGCCTCGACCCGTAATGCGGTCTATGAGGACACGCTCAAGAGAACAGGCGACTGGGTAGAAGCCGCCTATCAGGCGCTGTCTGTTATCAACTACGGACGGCGTGGACGGAACCCACAGTTAAGACTCGTCACCGCTACTGTGCCGTTCTTGAATGCCCGCATCCAAGGCTTGGACAAACTGTATCAGGCTGGGATGGGCAGGTCTGGCGTGTACCGTGAGCGCAAGAAGAACATCCTCAGGTTCGTTGGCCGTGCAGGGTTGATGGTTGGACTGACTGGCTTTTACTACGCCATGATCTCTGACGATGAGTTATACGATAACGAGAATCAGGAAGTGAAGGATAACTACTACCTGATCCCGATCAAGAAAGCAGACCTTGCCAATCGCGAGCCGGGCTTTGCTGTAAAGATTCCTATTCCCTTCGAAGTGGGTATCCTCTTCAAGACCATCCCTGAGCGCATCATGGATGCTTACTACAAGGATGCTCCGTCCAAGGATCTGAGGGATTCATTGGTCCGCGCCACGACCAGCACCTTGGCGTTTAACCCTGTTCCGCAGACGATCTTGCCGATCCTTGAGACGGTCGCGAACTACGACACGTTCACGGGCAGACCCATCGTCCCGCAGTACATGCAGGATCGGGATGCGATTGCCCAAGCGCGATTTGGCACAAACGAACTCGCTCGTCGCGTAGGCGAAGCGACGGGGATCTCTCCGCTGAAACTGGATCACTTGATGAACGGTTACCTCGGTAGCCTTGGAACTTACACCCTTGATGTCGTAGACACACTCCTTCGCGATAACGACATGCAGTACCCGCAAAGGAAGTGGTTTGAGTATCCGTTCGTGCGCCGGTTCTTCACAACCGCAATGAGACCGGGATTGCAAGAACAATTCTATGAACTCGACAAGAACATCAATGGCATCGTCGGAAGCATCAACGCTCTGAAAGATCAGGGTCGAGTCGATGAACTTCAGGCTTACATGCTTGAGAACGAGAACATCCTCCAACTCAAGAGCGGCGTGAATGTCCTTGATAAGTTGATGAAGAGATATCGCGATCAGAAGGATGCGATACTCCGGATGGATATTGATCCTGCTGAGAAGCGAAGGATCATTGATGAACTCGACCGGAACATGAATCTCCAATTGAAGATCATGCCGCAACTGAGGAGACTGGCCTACGATGAGCAGAGACAAGCAGGCTAGTCACTACCTCGGCAAGGTTAAACAGTTGGACTGTGTCCTCTGTTCCTTACTGGGCCAGCCTCAGACCTCTGTGACAGAAGCCCACCACATCCGTACCGGGCATGGGCTTGGGGACAGGGCAAGTGACTACCTGACTGTGGCTCTCTGTGTGGAATGCCATCGGGGAACTCATGGGTTCCACGGAACCAAGGCTCTGATGAAGATTGCCAAGTTATCCGAATTGGATCTGCTGGCTGAAACCATCCGTCTGTTGGACGAAAAAGGAGGGGAGTCAGACTTGACCCCCCTCAAGAAGGTTTCACAAACAGGCAGCAAACAGGAGAACGCTGCCTAGCGCAGAGTATCAGTCAACTTCCGTCCATTCAACACCGCGCTCTGCACCGAAGTGGTAGATGAGTTCGATCAGGTCTGCGAGTTCCTGTTTGGACATCCCAGAAGTAGGCTCCCCCAGATAGACCATCCCCCCGTCGATCCCCGGAACCATCCTCTGCCTGCGTACCGCCGCAGTGAAGATCCATTTCCAGTCATTCTTGGAGAGCCTCTGCCCGTGCCACTCCACCTGTCTGGAGATGTCACTGAGCAACGCCCACATCAGTGAGTTCTGACCCAGACTACGCCGGTTCTGTTTGACAACCTTCGCAATGATCTCTTCAAGATTTGGGTTCATAAGTGTTTAAATGATCCACGCTGATGAGTCGGGTATCAGGGTCGTAGTCGGACTGGGTTCCGACTGACCATGCTTCGTCGTAGTGCATCCACCCGTAGATCTCGACGCTGCGGATCTCAGGCATGATGGGCTTGGCAACGAATAGGACCAGACCCTTACCGACCTGTCTCTTCCTGACTGCCGCTGTTTCCCTTGTTCGGATGCGACGGACTTCGATGTTTGTCCCGACATCGGGAATCTCTTTGTACTGGTTGTGATCCCGATAGTCCCAGACATGACCTGACCAGTAGCGATTGGTGTACTTCGCTACCGCCAGTTCCGCAGCACACGCAGCAGCCGAAGCGGTCCTGTCATCTTCCATCCTGTCTCTGTGGTAATGCTTGGCATCTGGCCTGAACCAGTTCGCCGCATACCTTCTCGCACCCACATGACAGACCCATTCATACTCCCAAGGGAGCAGATTCACCACTGGGTTCATGGGGTAAATGTTTCGAGGATCGTGACCGAAACGATAGTGTCTGTAGGCAGAGCATAGAACCTACGCCCTGCGATTCCATCAACCTGAACAACTGAGTATTGGGTCTTCTCTTTCTGTGTCAGGTACTGCGCCTCTTCCAAGGCGTAATCAACTTCAGTGAACGAAGATGTTTTCTCAAGATTCATTTCCTTCTCCTGTTTGGTTTTTTGCTTTTCAGTTCAGCGATCTCTGCCCGCAGACTGCGGATCTCATCGGCACATCGTTTAAATAGTTCGCTCACCACGATGAACTCCAGTTCTGTGGTAATGGCGTTGATGTCATCGGCGGATTCTTCAACCCAACCCAACACCTCAAGGATGTCTTCTCGTTTCCAGTTCATTTGTCCATGCCAAATGATTTCATCCAGTACTTATTCTGGAGGGCGAGTTCTTCTTTCATGCTTTCGATCAGTTGATCTCTCTCTGCTATTTCCTTTAAGTACTCAAAGATCCTAGCCCTGAGTTCTTTAATCTCTCTCTGGTATTCGCTTGTAGTATGGGGCATGGCATCCCATTCCCTGTCCCAATCATCATAGAACTCATCCTGCCTTGTCTTCATTGCCAAACTCCCGCTTGGTTTCTTCTCTAACCAACCACATCAGTTTTGCAATCAACATCTGTTCAGTACGATCTTGAGGACGCTTGAGATCGAAATCCTCAGCCATCCCCTTGATGATCTTCCAGTCCACGAACTCCAAGTTCCCGGCATCACCGATCTTGCACCAGACCTTCTCTTCGGTCTTGTTTGAAGGGATGTCTAAATAGGACACGTCTTCTTCATTCATGGGTAATCCTCTTTGCGTGTTCAAGCCATTCGTCGCCGTATTCAACCTGTGCGTAGCCCTTGAACCAAGGGCCACCGCGAGTGAAGTGAACAGCGATAGGATCATCGCAGTCCTGCTTGGTATGCCAACCCTCAAGGTAGTTGTAGGTCACCGGGAGTTCACCAATGTGCTTGTTCTCTAGCCATTGGAGCCGGTGAAGGTACAGGCCGGTCTGTGTATTCACCACATCTGGAGTAAGGGCTTGCACGGATGGATGCTCACAGTTGATGAGCATGAACGAACTCCAGTTCTTTCGGGTGTACTGGGTCTGTGCTTTCCCATCCATCTTAATCTTCTCTGGCGGGTTGTATTCGTGTTTAACCACCATCACCGCCTTCTCAGGATTCATGTAATCACGCAGCCCTGAGATGTCCTTTCGAAAGAAGAAGTCGCAATCACAGAACAATGCCCAGCCCTTGTATCCAGCCAGATACGGCGTGAGGAAGCGTGTAAACGAGAACTCCGTGGAGGCGAGCGGGTCATGATCTCTCCAGTAAAGTTTCTGAGTCCGCATCTCTTGCTGCTTAATCGGCCAGACATCAATGGGGATTTTGCTGTGCTTGCGGAGTGAACTCTCGCAAACCCGAAAGGCAATGTCTTCCCGACTGTCATATCCAATAAAGACTCTCATTCCTTACTCCACAGAAACATAGGCTTGATGCCCATTCGAAAACGGAATCGGTACTTGTGCTTTTTGGTTTTGAGAATCAGCACGAATCCTCTGTAACAACCAGAAGGATTGTCCTTGCCAATGATGGTGAGGTTGAGTCCTCGTTTAACCGGAGCGCCTTCAGGCCTCATCCAGATTCCGAATCTTCGAACTGCCTCCCCACGATTCTCGATGGCACTCAAAGCAAACATCAAGAACCGATCCAACTTTTCTGGGGTGACATCGGTGCTGCCAAGCCTGAACTCGATGCCAGCCAACTCTGCCCATGCGATGATTTCACTCTTGTCCATCACTTTCCCCTCGCACGGATGGCGGCGGCGCATTCTGATCCTGTTTTCTCGCGTTTTGCTTCTATTGCATGAAACACAAGGCATCCCGGTATTCCATCGGGACATGGAATCTGCATTTGATACGCCGTTTTTTCCTCACACACCTTCGCACACGCCTCCCGCTCGGCTGCGGCAACGAGGGCGGCGAAGCGTTCAAGCGCAAAAATGTTTGGGAAGTCATAATCATGCTCGCTACTAGCCTCCCGCGCCAGTCGGATGATGTCGTCGCGGGTCATAACTTCCTCCTCTCCCAGTGCATAGCGATGAATGTTCTTCACGAGTTCTGCCACTCCACCTTGTAGATGTTTCCCTCAAGATCAAAGTCGATGCGGACATTGCACTTCTGATGGTACGGCCCATAAGAAATCAGTCGTGCATCGTCAGGTGTAGCACGGTAATACCTACTCACGCTCACCTTGTGATGGTCTTCTGGCGGAAGACTGACCCGATAAAGAGGCTCTGGTGTTTCGGCTTTCTTCATATCCGCCTCAGATCTTCCTCAGTATCCAATCATCGATCACTCGTCCCACCACCCGGTACTGCAACTCCCTCATCAGGAATCGCACTGCCGCATGTTTGCCTTGTTCAGGAACAACGTATCGATCCTTCTGCTCAACGATCACCACCGGATCGTTGTTCTTGAAGGTATCGAATCCGCCCTTCACCACCTCCAGTTCAAATCCCTCGACATCGATCTTCACGAAGTCAACATCGGTCAATTGGAAATGATCAAGGGGTAGCATGGGGATGTCGCCTGTAGCGCCACGCGCCACATGGGTCGAGCCGGTGTTGTCAGGTTCGATGACCATCTTCACGGAACCTTCCTTCTCTCCAAGCGCATATCGATGAATGGTCTTCACCCTCGGCGCGTTCTGTGCGAGTAACTGCGCGAAATCCTCGCAGGGTTCAAAGGCAATGACGGTATCGAACTTCTCAGTAAGGCCCCTCGCCCAGAGTCCAACATGCGCTCCGATATCCACGGCTGTACGGAACTTCGTGCAATGTTTAACCGACTCGCGCTGGTGAGCAGGCTGGTATGTGCCTGCATTGATGGCTTCGAAGTACTGCCCGATATGGTTCTCTTCATCGGGCAACCACCAACCTTGGACTTGTTTCATTTGAGCATCTCCGACTTGCGGCTTCCTTTGTAGTGGATGATCTTCGGGTTCCGTCCAGAGAGTTCTTCTGGAAGACAAGCGTAGTCCGATTCAGGCAGTACGCCGTAGTCACCCTTCTCTGCGGCTTGCACCCAGATCCTCATGCATTCTTGATCGCCGTACCATT